GGCGAGGATTTCCCCCTGTACCTCCAAGTCTGCAAAAACCGTCCAGAGATTATTTCCTTCGTACTTCATCCGTTCCACGCGGGTCGGCATTATGAACCCGGCGGGGGCGGTCGGCTTGCCGTTGTCATGATGGTCGATATGCAAGGGAGCCATATACCCGTCAAGTTTGGCGCGTTCCTTCGCCTTGGCGACCGCCTTTTTCATCCACTTGAGGGAGACGCGGGACTTGTTGCCCTTTTCCCCCTTCGGGACTTCCGACATGATCGGAACGTCCAGGATGGTAAACGACCCATCGTCGTTCGTTCGGAACTTGTACGCGCCGCCCATGAGTTGCTTTATTTTTTTCGATCCCGGCGCGGCGGAATGGTTGTGGTTCTTTTTACAGTAGTTGGTCGCATACGCAACCGCCTGGTCTTGCTTCATCCCTTCGGAGTCAATCAGATATTTTATTTTCCGGGAAATGCAATCCTCTTCTTTCAACGCAACTGCGTTCCGTTGTTTCTTTCAACCGCCTGACGACATCTTCCCGGCTTTTCGCGTTTTTGCCATTGCGTTAAACCTACCGGAAGGGTGGGGGGATCAATACAAAAAAGGATTTTCGGGTGGGAAAAACTCCGGTGTTGAGCAGAAACCACGCAGATAATCAGGGTTTTTTCTTGTTCGCCTGGTTTATTTCGTCGCGCAACGTGTCGTTCATTTTACCCCGAATAAATGCGGCGTGAGTTTGACCCTCGATCCGGGCGCGTTGCGAAATCGCCCGGTACATTTCCGGGGTTACCGGAAGACTCATTTTTACCCAGTTCCTTTTTCCCTTGTCTGCCATGTATCCCCCTTTTTATTTGAACGAAACTCCCCGGTATATGTCCGGTCCCGCCATTGCGAACGAGGCGGGAATAACGGTGGACGCGGTTTGACTTGTTGGATTGTACCATCCCCTTTGTACTTCACCACTCGGGCGAATCAATCCCCAACGTTCCATTTCAAATTTATCAACAAAATCAATCGTGCAACGGCAGTTGTATCCCAAAGGCGGCTGAAGTTTTCGCCATATGGAATCATTCGTCCCGGCTATAAATCCATGCGCCGCTTTATGGTTGGCGCGTACCTCGTCGTCGAGGAACGTGTCGAACATGAATCCACCGATCACCTCGGCAATCACGGGGTCTTGCGCTTCCTGCATACGACCCTCGTTGAAACTGCTATTGCTATTAGTTTTGAACACGGTCGAGGCGTAGGCGTTTGCGTAGTTCCCCAGGTTCTCGACCATTTCCTCCCCGAAGGCGGTCAGCATTCCCCTTTTTGCCGTCTCGTGATTCTTCCCTTCCCGCATTGCTTTTCCGATATAATCCTGTACGCGGCGACTGATACTTTCACTCGTCGTTCGCGCCAGGGCGAAAGCATGGTCGCCCGTATACATCCGGTGGACCGCTTCCCAACCGAGTTCCAGTTTTTCACCGTAGACCGGGCGCGAGAATAAATCCTTTAACGCCTGGTCGTATGGAACCTGGGGAACGACCGGGGTTATGTCGTCGTTCAGTTCCCGCCCGAACTCGTCGCCTACGTTGAAAAGAAACGCTTTCCGAAACGGTTGGACGGGATTCTGTTTTGTGTACGCCTTCCATTCGAGAAACATTCGACGCCGACCCATGAGGTTTGCCAGGACGTTGTTTTCCCCAATCAGGTTTGCAAGGCGTTTCGTCTCGACTTCCTCGGCGTACATATCGCCGCGCAACTGCGCCCGGAGCAACCGGATAATCGCCTCGGCGAAAACCTTCGGCGAATGGTGGAGGATTTTAATTTGATCCTCCAACGCCGACCGGATTTTCATTTTCTTTTGTGCGAAGGTCCGCATTATTTCCCCGATTGCCTTGCTTGTTCCATAACCTTGTCGTGATCGGTGTATATAATTTGTTCCGGGTCAAATACAACGGACGCCTCTTCCCCTGGAACTGTAAACCCATCAAATCCTTTTTTCTTCATTATCTCGACTAGCTTTTTATGGAATCCGACCGGATCAACTGAGCGGTCCAATCCTGTTTTTTCCACCTCCGAAATTGCTTCCATCCTGTCGTCAAAAGTTCCGGGGTTTTCTAATCGTAAATAGACCGAATGAACCTTCCCCCCTCCCTTGTTCCCCTCCCCTACTCGACCTTCCGCGTACCCTTCGGCATATGATTTTCTATCGGTAAACCAAAACCCACCCACCCCGGTTGCGGTTATCTTGTCATCGGTCCATTGAATAACGTCCTCAGAGGATTGTGAACCGTGAAAGACGGGGCGCGGATCTCCGTTTTTATCGGTGACAACCGTTCTTCCTACTATTTTATGAGGGTTCTCAAAAATAATATTATCAAAATCCTCTTTATCCATTTCCGAGGGGGATCTTAATTTTTCTAATTCGGAATAATCGCCGCCTGGGTCGATATCATAATATCCCGAGGGAACTTTCATTCCAGGTTTCCATTTATCTATGTCGGCCCTACCGCCTTCCTTTTCCCCCTCCCCACTCTCCGGGGTACACCCGGTTTTCGCCGCCGTTTCCCCGCGTTTGCAGGAATCGAAATTTACCGACCTCCACCCTCCCGGCTTGGCGGACGCTTGCGTTTTCCAAGTTATCGCCTCGGGTGGGATTGCCCTTTTTATAACCGCGCCCATTTCGTCTTTGATCGCATTTTGTGGAGTGTCGGCGGTAGATTCAACGGGTAACTCTAACCATGCAACCGGAATCTCTATATCAATGGTTACTTCGCCGAAGGACGTTGCGGTTTGCTTATCCCCGACATATATCCCCCGTTCGAGTCCTTTTCCGGGGGCAAATTCCGCTTCCTCCCCTTCGGCGTATCTACGGGAAGCAAGGGTCCAGGGTTTTAATTGGGGAATTACTCCGTCCCGTTTGAACGCCTCGGCGTCTTTTTGGGTTGTGGCATGGTGAACCGTTACGGTTTCCATATCTTTTGGGATTGGGTCCGGTTTCCAACTTTCCAAAACTTTCAACGCAGTTTGAAGGGGGACCGCCTCCCCGCCTAACCTCATTCCCATTGACGCCGTTGTTGGGGATTCCATTCTTTTTTTCAATAATGATATCGTTGCAGATAATCCCCCCGCTTTTGTCGCCAAATGCACAAGGTCATTTTGCGCCTCTTTTTTTAACCCCTCTACCTTTTCCCCCTTTGATTCCTTCTTTTCCCCCTCCCCGCTTTCGGGAGTACATCCCGTCTTCGCCGCCGTTTCTCCGCGTTTGCAGGAATCGAAATTGACGAGTCCCCAGGTCGCCCGACCCTTCCGGGCCGGGAGAACGCCGAACGTTATTTTCCTGGGTGGGGTCATTCTTAATTCGTCCGATACCAGAGTGAATTTCCAGATTCGACCTCTTCCCCGTCATACCCGGAAATGGTCGCCGCCGCCCCGTCATTTCGGACAATGTATTCTGCCGCGTCCTGGTAGTCGATGGAATCGGGATACTGTTTGAAAAATTCGTCGTCGCTATAGAATCCCAACTCCTCAACGAAATACTCCCGAGGATCTTTTTTGATTCCGTTGTAGTGTTCTTCATACCGTTCGGAAATGAACTTGTCCTCGGCGTCCGGGTCGTCTTCGTCAATCTCGCCGTTGTCCTTCGCCGCTTCCAGGTCGGAGTCGGCAAGGTCGTTCGCGTGAACTCGGGCGTCCGTATCGGACCAGGAAACGAACTGTCGCAACTGTTCGTTCTGCATGGTCCCTTCGGGGTCTTCTTCCAACAACTCTTTTGTTGAATCAACGGCGACACGATCTGCCGTATTCCGGTCGGGGTAGACCGACCACTCTTCCCCGTCAATGTCCACGCGGAAACCCTGTCCATCGTAGGATTCGCTGATCTCCGCCTCTTCCACATCCCATCCCTTGTCGGCGAACATTTCCTTCACTCCCTCGATTTTGTGGAGTAGGTCTTTCGCCGATTCTTCCTCTTCCCCCGCCGCCTCTTCCTTTTTCTTGTCGCTCTTGATCTCGGCGCGGTCCTCTTTGGGGAATCCGAGGAGATCCTCCATTATATCGACGCCTTCCTTTGCGGCTTTTTCGGCGTCCTCCAAAACTTCCCGATATTCGAGTCCCGCCTCTTCCGCCATTGCTTTCGCTTCCTGGGTTTCGCCGCTCTTGATTTTATCGACGATTTTCGCCTCGGCGATTTTCTGCATTTTGGTTGCGGTCTTGTCGAAATCAGGGTGATCCGTTGGCATATCCCGCATGGAATCCCTTGTCTCTTTTTCCAGTTTGTCGAGCTTGCTTTGTGTGTCTCCCGTTTCCCCGCTTTCCTTTTTCGTCCCTTCCCCACTCGCCGGGGTGCAACCCGTCTTTGCGGCGGTCTGCCCCTTTTTGCAATCTTCAAATTTTACGAACGACCAGGAGGACCGCCGGGGGGAACTCTTCGCCGCCAACGTTCGGAACTCTTTTGATTCGCGCATTTCGTTTTTCCTTTACCTAATCATTAAACGGCATACCCGGCATACCGCCCCCAGGCGGTTCCGCTTGCTTAGACTCGAAAATCTCGTCCTGCTCGTTCGGCATCGTGAATCCAAGACGGTCGTATACCTCGTCTTTTCGCAACGGCAGACCGACCGCCGACATTTGCGAAATGATACTCGCAACAACTGTCGGGTCTTGCCGCTTTTCCTGGACACTCGAAAAACGCGGCATATTCGCATCCGCCAACCCCAACGCCGCAAAGTTCGCCCGGTTCATTCGCCAAACCTGGCCGATCAAATCATGCGTCAAGTCCTCGTCAAGTTTTGTCCGGTCGAACTGGATCAACGCTTCGGAACTGTTCTCCTCGACTTCCGCCCGTGCATACGAACCGCCCGAGTCGCCGCCGCCGAACGGCAATGACGCCCCGAGAACCAGGCCGAGAACCTTCTCGTCGATGTATTTCAGAAAGGTCACAACCATTTGATGACCCGCCATGCCTCCGTCTTTGACGTCGATATCCGTTTCCTTGTCCGTAATCAGAATATTCCGGGAACGCATATCCCGGAGGGCGGTAAATAGTTCGTCGCGCATCGATTCATTCTGTTTGGTTGTCGATCCTTCCCGGAAACTATCGACCTTGCCGATTACGATTCCCTGGGACCAACGTTCCAACCCCTGCAACCCCTCCCTCCAAATGATTCCCTTGATCCACCAGAAAAAATAAAGGGATTCAAGGATTCCCTGGCCGTAATTGAGTCGCCCCTCTTCGTCTCCGTAATATTTCACCTTGACGAAATACTCGGGGTTTTCCATCGGGAGATATTCGTTGCGCGTCACGTTCCAGAGGTCGGTAATTACCGAAAGTTTCTCCTCGCCGTTTTCGTCCGTCCTGTAGTCCGGGCGATACCGGACCCGGCGCGGATCAACGTCCCGCAACCGGATCGGAACCCACCAATTCCGTTGTTCCTTGCCTTCCCCCAGGGCCAGGGGGACGTTTTTGCCTTCGATATAGGCAAATGACCGCGCCCGGAAAACGGCACAGGCCAATAATTTCCTCGCCCCGTTGAAATGACGGATATTTTTGAGAATGTCCTCGACCACTCCCGCCGCCGCCTGGTCTTTCTCGTCGTCGGAATACCCTTCGACCCGCCATTGCCGCGCCGCTATCGAATTAAGGCGTTGGTCGATTGCCTGGGAGATTGTCGCGTCCCTTCGGATCTTCGCCCATACGTCCGGTTCCCGACTTTCGGCATAGTCCGGGTTATATAGCCGGGTCCAGACGCGGTACGCGGCGGACAGGGAGCGATTGTATAAATCCTGGTTGAAGTTTCTCCCCTGTATCAATGGCATTGTCATTCGACAAGTCCCCCTTTTCCTCGAATCATATCAATATTTTTATTAGAGCGGAAATGAATCGCGCCATTCGGAATTTCCGTCATTTCCGAAAACGCCCATTCCGAGGTCGGTTTCTATTCCCCTTTTTCGCAACCTATCAGGCAGACGCGAATAAAAACCCGCCCCCCCTGCGTTTTTATTCACCAAAATGTTAAACGCCAACGAAAGGGCGTCCACCTGGTCGCAATACGTTCCTGTCGGGAACGCTTCCAGTTCGCCGAGGAATTTTTCGTTCCATTCGGATTCGACAATTTTCAGATTTCCAACGTTGGCCTGGGACGCTACCGGGTCGGCGCGGCTTAGTTTGTCCCCCGTCACCCGGACGCCTTCGACCGAGTAACCCGCAAGCATCCGAACCAGGGAATGAATTTGGGAGATCCCGCCCGACCCCGGTTCCTGCTCTATTCGGATCGGGACGCCCCGCCCGTCCGCCTCGGCGGTTCGTTTTATGAGTTGGTCCCGTTCGGCGGGTTGCAATTTTTCGGCAACAACATTTTCGACAATGTATTGACCTTCGACGGTTTTTGCGAGAAGTACCCCGGCGGTCCTTTTCCCGGTTTTGGACGCCGCCAAATCCCAGGCTCGAATTTTGGTCGCATTTCTAGGGACGCTCTTTACACCCCGGACCTCTTGCCTGATAAAAATGCCCCCCCCTCTCGGGAATGGCCGTTGTTGGTAGAGCGCACCCCACCAGTAGTCCCCGAGTCGCCCCTGGATCTCGGCCAACATCCGCCCCGGTATCAGTCCCTCGCATAAGGCGTCCCCAGGTTGCCGCTGAAGGAACCCGAAGTCCTCGACCCTCTCGGCTATCGCCGGGAGATTCAAAACCTCCCACCGTTCGCCCCCCGCGTCCTGTGCTTTGAGCAGTCGACCGATTATGTCGTCTTCATGCCAACGCGTAGCCACACATATAATCGCCCCGTTTTTGTGGAGTCGCGTCGAAAACGTGGACAGGAACCAATCCCATGCCTTGTCCCGGTAGACCTCGGAGTTGGCTTCTTCGTCGTTCTTTGTGTAGTCGTCCAGGATCAGAATATCGCCGCCCTTCCCGGTCAGGGGTCCGCGTACCCCGGCGGTTTGCATCCCTCCATTCTTTTTGTTGAGATCCCACCGATTTGCCGCCTGGGAGTCCTGGCGCAACCGGACTCCGAAACGCGGTCCGTACTCCTCGACCAGTTCCCTGGCCTTGCGCCCCCAGGTAGCGGCGAAATCGGCTTCGTAACTGGCTAGGATAACGCGGTTGTCTTGGTTGCGTAGCAGATACCACGCCGGGAAGTATTTGGAAATGAACTCCGATTTCCCGTGCCTGGGTGGGAGCATGACAATCAATCGACGGCATTTGCCGTGTTGGATTCGTTGCAGTTGCTCGGCAATCAAGAGCAGGTGGGAAAACGGTTTCCACGCGCCCCGACTCGCCATCATAGCGAACGCCGCCGGGTCACTAATCGCCGCCGTTAATTGGTCCTCGTTGCAGGAGTTTGTAGAAGGTTTCTCGGTCATCCTGTGCCGCCAAGTCTATAACGTCAAAAAGTTTCTCGCCGCCGGGACCGGACATTTCCATTTTTTCGGCAACCTTCCCTTCGGTCCTGTCCATGATCTCTTTGACGAACGTGTACCGACCCGCCAACGCCTGTTTAATGATTACCTGGGCGATTGCCTCCCGCGTCGAAAGATTCTGTCCACCGTGCTTTATGAACTCTTCCAACGCGGCGCGGATCTCTTCGGAAATCGTCGCGCTTTTCGGTCGGCCTTTCGGGTTACCCGATTGACCCGGCTTCCATTGGTTGGCGAGGAACTCCGGGTTGGTTCCGCGTTTGATTCGGTGCGGTTCGTCGGTCGCGCCGTTTCCATTTCCGTTTTCGTTGTCGTCGATCATTTCGCGCCCCTGTCGGTCCGGTGCATCCCCCTTTTATCCCTGATATGGCCCACATTATCAAGGATTCGTTTCCCAATCGATTTTATCATCCAGAAACGCGGGAGTTCCAGGGCCGAAAGACGCGCCTTCGGTATTGAATTGGAAAAACTCTTCCGCCTCGTCGGGGTCCATTCCGTCCCGGACCAGGATCGAAATACAACGGTCCCGGTCATACGCGGCGACAGGCGGCGACCCGTGAACGGTCACGATCCCGACCAATGCCTGGTCGAAGTTGTCAAGGCGTACCGCCTCCGGGTTGTACTCGGCCAACCGATCCCAAAACAACGCCAACGGAATATCCATCTTTAAACCTCCTTCACAATTAGGATTGCGCCCCCCGGACCGGGTACACCCCGGTCCGGTTCATCCGATTCCTATTCCAATGGGGCGCAATTTTAATCCTCCGGGAAAAGATCTTTCTGGGCGGATCGGGGTTCGTCGGCCAAGCACCCCGCAACGTTATCCTCCGACTGAACAGCCCACCCTACAAACGCGCCGCACTGGCGGCATTCCGCCCGAATATGCCGGGTCCGGTCATCGAACGTCTGCCAACGAAGACGGAAGGGTGGACCCTTCCGACAGGTCATACACTCCATCATCTTTCACCCCTTCAAAACTTCTTTCACAAAACGCAAAATGGCGTATAGACCACTTATACC